TCACTTCATTGGGGAACATGTGGGTAAAGTGAAATCAATTTCGTTAATACTACAGTTGTAAAGGGTAGCCAACTTTATCGCTTCACTAACAAGTGTTTTGTTAGGTTGCTTCTCATAGCGCCTAATTCTTGTTTGCTTAATCCCTGTACGATTAGATGCTTCCGTTATAGTGTAGCCGCTCAATACCCGAGCAACCCTTAAAGTTATGTATGTTTTTCTTGCCAGTTCATTCTTCATTTGACGATACCTCCTGCACCTGATGTAAAATTGATTTAATGCACATATATAAAGGAAGGAGAAAATCTGAGTGCTGTCCCTGGAATGGGGGGATAGCCGGTTACCGGAACTACTTCGCAACAGTAAAATGACCCAGGCTGAGCTGGCACGAAGAATCGGTGTGAACCGACAGTTCATATACAAAGTGAAAGTTAAGGAACGATTCTTCTCCCTAGAACAAGCAATACTTGTTGCACATGTTCTTAACTGCTCAGCCCACGACCTATATGAATACAAAATTCATAGTAACCGGTGAGAGTAGCATCGCTGCTCCCCTCCGGCCAAAAGGGAACACTACTGGGTTACAACACTCATCGTCATAGTAACAAATTGGCATCTAATTAGTTGTCGTATTGTGTCGAAATATGCTCATGTAATTTTACCCAACTCACCCCCCTGTTTGCCCAAACATAAAAAGGCCGTCATAGTCCGAAGGAATACACCGATAGGTAGAAAACACAGTAAAAAGATGTACGATCGCTTCGTACAGACCTGTGCTTTTAAACTCCACCTACTGAAATGTAACAATTCCTCCGGATTATAACGGCCCGTCGCTCGGAACCTGATATAATCACCTAATTGTAATTAAATACCACTTATAACTCCCATAGTCGCCTGACAGAGAGTAACATATAAATTAACACAAACTTGTGGTGAGAGCCAGAGATGCTTTCCCATAGCTCTCGACAACATCCTACCAAATTCAACCATGCTAGTCAACCCATCTACGAGACATTTGCGCCGGTTGCTCCCACCCTCGGACAACCCTCACCATACTACACTGCTGCTCTACATATAATAGCTCACTAAGCTGCTGCAGCGACTGTTCGACCTGTAACCTGGTCCGTCCGGACAGATGCTGCAGCCGATCCATGTCTAGCTGCGCCCATTGCTGCCTATTCAAATTGAATAAGATCCGCAGCACCTTACGCGTCGTATCATCCAGCACGCCGAATTAGCTCCACATCAACTATGCTATCTATATTGAAAACTCTAGGTGCCTTGGCGGTCATGCAGTACGCCTTAAGGCGGTTGCCCTGTACCGACAGCACGCGGACTTCCCTAATACTGACCTGACGCTTCCGATCGATGTAAATAAGCTGCACAAGCTTTCCAATGTAATTCTGCATTGTAATCACCTCGCTAAGATGTATGAACCCATCTTACCAGAACATTTGTTCCTATTTCAAGACAAAAAAACCCCCGCTAGCCTTGGCTAACGAGAGGCTTTTCTGATAATCACAAGCGTTTGGTATTATTACCAATCCGGTGTTTAGCGCATCGATACAACGAATGTCAACCAGGACAACTCCGACACAGTAAGCGTCCGCTGCTTAACCTTTTCCAACCACGCCTCATCCGTGATCGTCTTATTGCTCAGCAGCTTGCTTACGTTAGACTCCAGTACACCCCATTGGTAATTACTCAGTTGCATTTCTTCTTCCTCCTTCGTATCTGGTGTATTAAACAAATCCAGCTCAGCCTGCCGCCGCCGCGTCAACCCCGCCAGCACTGTTCCACTGGACTTGTTGTACTCGGGCAGGCTTGTGGCGATCTGCTTGGTGGTGCGTCCAAGGCACAACTTCCGAAGGTTGCCCGCGCCGCAGTTGTAGCAGAAGCTCACCAGCGCGTCGAACTGGTTCTGGTTGAGCTGCAAGTTAAGGTCGTTCACAGGATTCTCGTAGCGCACGATGTCGGACAGGAACATCGCGTCGGCCTGCGCCTGTGTGATTGTCATGCCTGCCTTGACGTCAGAGCCGTAATGGCCCCAGCCTATGGTGTAATAGGTTTCGGTAGCCACAGGCTTGTACGCCGTAAGCTGACAACCTTCGAATGATTTGATTAGGCTAATGCCCGTCTGGGATAATTTTCGGCTCATTTGCTAACACCGTCCTGACTATCGTTCAATTGCTGCAGCTTGTCACGGATCGCAGCCGGCCATGGAACGCCAAGGATCGCTGAGTTTTCAATTACGGATAAACCCTCCCGCGCAGCGTAGAAGAAGACAGCAGCGGTCCGGAACACTGGTGCGCCTGGCTGAATCCATTCATCCATAAGTGAAGCCAAACCCACAACAAAAAGGACGACTGCTTTGCGCACGCCGCCCCAGAACATTACATCGCTATTCAGCGTTTTGGTTTTAATGGCGCCAAGGACACCTGTAACATAATCAATAACCATGAGCACTAGCAGCAGCTTCAGCGATTTATCCCATCCTCCTAACCAATCGGTCGCCATCACCCCCGCTGCGGCTACAATGCCACCCAATGCTGTCTCTTTACCCGTTGTACCGATCGCCGCCGTATAGGCAGTCGCTATGGACTCTTTAATCATTGGCACCAATCCCCTCCCCCAACATAAAGAGGCCGAGCAGTTGCCCGACCTCAATCGAAAATTCCCAGTTGTGGTGATTAATTTTAATAATGAGGTTCATTGATAATGTCCCCCCATAAACCTATCTCGAATTAATGTTGTGCTGTCTCGTGACGTCAGATGCGTCGGAAGGACGCCGATCGATTCTCTATAAAGATGCTGTTTTAAATTGGTTAACGATCGAAAGTAACATATTTGTTACGTACTCTAAATTCATTTGATGAACAGTTACTGTGTAGCTTTCTGACTCTGAAGGCAGCTTCATTGCACATTCGCAGAGCACACTTGGAATCCCTTGCTTTGCAACCCATGCAGCCATTAACGGAGTATCATTGTCGTAAGATATCCGGCCTATGATTCCGCTGTCAGAGGGAACGTTATATGTTGACTGCCCTCTTCTGGTCATCTTACTAATAATGAACCTGCTTGCTGGATCAAATAACTGATTTTCAGGAATAATTTGATTGATATTTGACCAATAAGTTTCAGTCCAATCATACCCGCTTGAACCGTTCATATGAAAATCAAGGAAACACATCGCATCTAAGTTGTTTGTGATTAGTGTTCTTATATACTGGCTTTCCACTTCACTGAACGCTGATGCCCCTTTATAGTCATCCGTAGAAGCGTTCCAACGGTAATCGAAATTTCGATTCAAATCCACACCATTTGCATTTCGTCTTGTAACATTATTAAATCCATATGGATTTACAATAGGAACCACTACGAACTGCACATTAAACCTTAAATACTCTAATAATGGGCTGCTTCCCCAATTCGTATAAATCAGCTTCATAAGGTTTGCAATCGCATAAGTGGATGCTTTTTCGTCACCGTGTATGTTTGTTGCAATAATGATTTTCGGCAGGCTACGAGTATAAAATGACGAATAACTAGACCGTTGCTTTACTTCGCTGCCTTTAAATTGATACGAGTAAATCGGTAATCCGGTGCTATCGTTACCTAAAAATGATTTGCTAATATCATCAGGGTGTTCCGCAGCAAGGTCATCATACATGTTGTAAATTGCATCTATCGTATTCCCGCTGCCGAAGCTACTAACAACAGGCGCTTCAAACCATCCGCTTATTGGTTCGGGACTAAAATAATAAGACTTTTCATTGTACGTTATATACAACTGTGCGGCTATGCTAGCCAACTGACTTGTAACATTTGTTGTGTAATCAGTTGGGTATTTTCTTACAAGAATTTTATATTTATAGCCACTCTCTAGGTGAAGATCATTTCTTGTGTATGCATTGTTTTTAATATAGGTGCCATCCAGACTGTATTGAAAATAGGCCCAGTGATAGTTCTCCTTATCTCTCAAATATACATTAACGATCTCTTTGCTTGAGACGCTAAAATAGTCAACACTTCTTATACATCCAACATCAGTGTCTAGGTTAGTGCCATTTGTAGTGCTGAGTGCTCCAATTTCGAATGAAGGTCTAATGAGTTTATCTGCCTTATATCTTAATGCAGACTGAGATATATCTATTTTTGGTGATACAGCGTTATCCCCAATCTTCTCTTCCGTAATAACCTTGTCTTTTAGATTTTTGGTACCAATGATTTGTCCGACAAATCCCTCATCCACCGTTACATAGTAAGGTTCAAAAGGTAAAATGACATTGCCCACATTGACTTGTGCTGTTGCAGCTTTGATATAGATTTTTTGACCCATTACACGGATATATCTCGTACTACTTCCTAACGTCTTCGTAGCCGTGCAATCTCGTCTTGTAATAAATACTTTGTTTAAATCGTACTCCGCAAAATACAGGAATCCGTTCGCGTTACCAACCGGATTGAATGACATATCAGAGTTAGGACTTACTGCAATAAAATCAGAAACGACATAGTCTGTATTAACAGTCTCTATTCCTGCACTGCTTATTGTTAAGTTTTGAGTACTCGTGTCGTGATTATATAAGTTAGTCGATATCTTAAAAAAATTGGTTTTTGCAGGAGTAATGCTCCCGTTAGAGATGCCGGAAGTTTGATACATCCACCCCTGCAACCACGCTGATCCATTCCAGTTGTACACATATCCATCTGCTATATTTAACTTCGCTTGGTTTGATCCTGTTGGATATGCGGCCTGAATGGCAGGTAGATCCTTAAATGCTTCCGGTGTACCGTCAGATACAGATGCAATCATGCTATAAACCTCTGATTTTTCTGCCTTTGTCGCAATTGTAGCGATTGTTGAAGTAAGATCAGATTGATTCGCCTTCGTAGCAATATGTTGGGAAGCAGCATTCAATCTGTACTGCAATACCGGATAAGTAACTCCTTCTATTGGATCGTATCGTGCATCGAGGATTTCTGAATTACTTTCTCCTGTGCTTCCTACAAGGTTATCGATACGTTCCTCTTGTTCCTCAACTTGTTTATTAATTGCGGAGAAGTTACCATTGATCTTCGGGTTACTATCCCGCATCTGTTCGGACAATGGGATGTTCTGAATGTTAGCCATTCTGCTGTTCCTCCTTCCTCGTTGTTTGCTTAGCGAGCTGATCGCGGCGCTTCTGGATAGCCTCCTGGACGCCGAGCAGGATCGCGTCTTCCTGCTGCGGGTGGTAAGGCGTCACGGCCATGATAACGGCGCATATCTCCGGTACCGGCTTCATTGGATCGATCTCGCATTTTATTACAGGCTGAACCTTAGCCACCCATTACACCTTCTTTCAGAACTAAAACCGACTCTGACAATGCTGCCCACTGGACTCCGCATGAACTACATTTAGCTACTTCTTTACGCATAGGCTTGAGCTGAGGAGGAATAGGCTCAGAGCGCAAAATGGTGTCCGAAATCATTTCTTCTTTTCGAACATCTACAGGTAAACGAAAAACAGCCACCCCGCATTTACCGCAATGCAAAGTAGGCTGCTTAAGAGCTTCTATTTTGTTGTAGGAAATCATTGTCTTCTTCATCCTCCCAACGAAAAAGACGCCCCCTCAGTAGGAGCGTCTTACGTTATCGTTATTTACTTTCTAGCTCTGCAAGCTCAGCCTCTAGCGCTGCGATCTGAACGTCGTATTCGGCAATTTCAGTTTCAAGTTCAGCAAGGCGAGCGCGGTTATCTGCATCAAGTTGTTCATAGTAAGCGATGCCTTCAACTGTCTTTTGATAATGTGGATCTTCTTCAGTGATGCTGGCTAGAAACTGTTTCGCACGTTCATACTCTTTATTCGGCTGCTCAAGTGAATTCTTTAATTGATCTCGTTCTCTAACAGCAATAATCCGTTTCCCGTCCACAACCATTAGCTCATTCTTTTTGTCCTGGATGGCGTCAAATGGATCAGTTGGGATTGTCGCGGTCGACAACTGCACGCCCTCCTTACTAACGTTTAGATTTAAACCGACAGCATCAGACACAGACCTAACGGGTAAATAACTACGGCCGTCTATTATTATACCATTGCCGATCTGCTTGCTATTGTAGGATACCGGAATTTCACCTTCGACCTTTTTACCGACCAATGTAGATACTGCTCCGTACACTGGTACCGCACTTGCAGCGATTATACCGATGATAAATCCGATAATATATTTGCGCACAATATTCACTCCCATAAAATTTTCAAAGATTATACCATATTATGACTGATAGTGGGAGTGACTTGATGCAGCAATAAATGTTACTGTGCCTCCATCGGCTGTCAATAATACTGTACCGTTAGGTATACCATGGTTATGTGCCCCTGCAGCAGTCGTAACTGAACCTATATTAGCTTTACTGTTCAGCTCACTTAATAAATTGGATTCGTTCGTAATAATCTTATCCCACGAGGTTATATACAACGTCTGGCCGAACGGAATAGCAACGTTCGCATCAAGCGATATCTCTTGTGCAGTAATATCAAAAAATCCCGGGGATGAATGATCAAGCGTCACAGTGTACCCATTATTCGTGAATGACAACACAGGTCTATTTCTACCTGTATAATACGATGTCACTCGAATGTTCTCTGATTCTGACCCAAACGCCCCGAAATAGTTCCCATCGACACTCATTTCTGAACGCGGATATGCTGCTGACGTCTGTATCAGAGCGCCGGTGATCTTGCCGCCGTTGATGGCCGTACCATTTATCACGCCACCAGTAATCGTGGTGCCGTTTATCTCGCCACCCGTAATGACAGACGCCTCGATCGTGCCACTGAACTTAATAGCATCTTCAGTGTCATCATAATAGAGCTTACGGCTTCCGCCGACGTACCAGTCGAGCAGCACGTCACTGTTGATGATCAGCTTGGACGCATGATCGCTGCGCTCTGTGACAATGCCTTCTTCCTTAGTAATCGTCACACCGAAGTACGGCTTGCCTTGCTTGACTGCCGTCTGGTTGAGCTTATTCACCTGCTGTGTCAGCGATCCATCGATACTAAACTCGGATGCTTGCTCTGACTTGGCCGGCGCCTCGATACGCATCTTCAGCCCGCCCTTGTAGCTCATCACCTGGTGCAGTACGATCGTCTGATAGCCGACAAGCCCATTCCATGGCAGCAGCGCGCCGTCCCAGCTCGTTATCATCTCTTCCCACGCATTACCTTCATATTGCTGGAAGCCGATCACATCGCCATGTTCAAAATGCGGGAAGCCTCTAGCGTCCATGTCGATGGGCACATAAGAGAACCCATTCAGCGCGGCGTGCAGGTCGTCAACAATGGCCTGCGTAGCAAACGGCAGGTCGACGTACAAGGTCTGCCCCTCGCTGCCTTCGCCTGCCTCATAGGACAGCCCCTCCTCGTCATCGTACGTCGCCACAATGCGGGTGTACGTCTTCAGCGGGTTGGTCTGCTTAACGCGGATATAGTCAGATACGCCCATATCGCTAACAGGAGCTGCCGCGGCACTGAAGCGTTTGAACTTGATTAGTCCGTCTTTACCGACAAATACGCATGCCACGTTAGCAGCCGCGATGTAACTCATTACCTGGCGCATGCTGTAGCCGGTTGGCGCTACCTCCATCACATAAGATGGATTAATGACCACGCTGCTGTCGTAGGCATAGCCAAGCCGATCGCATATCTCGTCCCAAACGGCCTGCTGTGTCGTTGGATACGTGAGTGAGGAGACATACGCGACATCGGACCATACGAGCTTGTCGTAGCAAACGAGTGTCCAGACTTTGTTGTTCATCTGCCGGGAGTCAACGTAAAACTCACCCAGTGGTAGCCATTCGGTCATCCCACCTTCCCACGGCAGGTTCATATCCTCCCATGGGTATATGCCGTCCTTCCAGGTAATGCGAGACGTGCTGAGCGCCACGAATGGGGCGATGCGGGCGTTAGCAGGAACTGTTCCCTTAAGCCGCAGCTTAATCGTCAGTTTGGACATGACTGCCGTCCCCAGCTCAAACTCCTCGCCTAGCGTCAAACTGTTTTCAATTTCGAACTCGACGACATCCCGGTTATCGTAGATGTCATCGCCTGCTTCAACCTTAAGGATGAACTCACGATCTGGGCGGCGTAGCAGATCCGCGTATAGTGTAGATATTGGATACATGCAATCACCGCTCCGTCAATGTTACTTTAAGACCTGACCACAGGATCTCGCCGCCCTTGGACACAGCCACAGGTGCCGGGCGGTTGCCAACATAAAAGGTCTTGGTCTCGTACTGGCCGGTCATCGGGTCTGGGTAGGTGAAGTCGAAGAAAACGCCGCTCATGGACTGCAGCAGCGCCGACATAATAGACCATTTAATTACACCCCACTGCATTTCAATCTGGCGCTTAACAGCCACCCTGTCCCGTGTGAGCGTGCCGTCAGCGGTCCGTGTAGTCGAGTCACCATCGTCAAGGTCCATCGTGGTCACCGTGAACTGTGACGGATAGGACGCGATCACTTGCCCGTCAATCTTAAGCTCCATATCACACCTCCAGTAACGGCTGTCTCGATTGCCGCTGTGCGCTATTGATTGCTCGGGCGGCCACTCGCCCGAATTGCGTTTCGCCGATCTGCAGCACTGCGCTTTTATCGCTGGACTTGATTGCGTCAAGAATCAGCATCAGGGTATCGACAACAACCTGATTGGTGCCGCCAAGCATCTCCTGCAGCTTAGACAACGGTGAAACAACTTCCGGATCCACAGAAGCTCCTTTGTTATCACCGACCATAGCCAGCGTTGGACCGTAAGCAAGACCGCCTTTTGCTAGCTTAGGGATAGTCGGGATGTTGATGCCGAAGGATTGGCCACCTATTCCAGGGACCCAGTCTGGCATGTCGATGCTGACGGTATTGAGCTGCCGAATCATGAAGTTAAAAGCATCGATAATAAGATTAACTGCTCCCTTGAAGACACCGACAATAGAATCTGCAATGCCTTCATTAAAGCTCTGTATGCCGTTCCAAGCGCGCTTCCAGTCTCCAGTAAATACGCCGGCAATAAAGTCGACAATGCCACCCAGGGATTTAATAATACCAGCTGCTACGTCAATGATGACTCCAAGCACCGACCCGATAACATCGCCAATTAGACTGAAGATGTTAGAGAACGTTGGACCAAGCACATCTATTAAATAATTGGTTACCGGCACAATGAATTTGTTGAAAATATCAAGAGCTGCCGTTGTGAGCTTGCCGACAAACGTAGCTATCTCCTGATACAGCCCTTTCAAGTGTTTCTCCCAGAGCCACGACATGTTTTCGAGCATATTCGAAATGAACGGCTGCAGGAACTTGTCCCACAGATTTGACCATAAGCCCTTGATGCCATCCAAAGCATTCTTAACTCCGCTCAGGATCTTATCTCCCCAGGAATACCAGAAATCCTTGACGATGTTTAACGTATCGACGATCCTGTCAGAGAATAATAAAAGGCCCGGCTCAACTGCACCGGACCAAAGATCATCAAATATGAGTTTGACACCATCGAATAGGCTTAGGTAGATATCCATCGCACCAGATAGGAACTCCGACAGAATTGGAAGGCCATCTGTAACGAACCAAGTCAAGACCGGCATTGCCGCTGTCTCTAGCCCAGTGAACACATTTAGCATGGAATCTAGTAGTCCAGCTACAATGGTGCCCAGTACCGTAATCTCTTTCTGCCACAGCGGTACAACGCCCGTCGTAAACCAATTTTTCAGCGGTGCACCAAGCGCTACGATATCCGTAAAAGTCTTTCCGAATGCTGCTTTCCAATTCCCTAGTTGTGGCTCGATCTGTGCCCATGCTTGGGTGAGTGACGGACCGAACGTAGATACGATTGTCTGTCCAATCCCTTTGAACGAGCCGTCTAAACCGCCGAACATGCCTTTGACGTTGTTGACAAAACCTTGCACCTTTGCCTTTACCGGGTCAAGCTCAATGTCAGGCGTAAGCGACCCAAGGCTACCAAGATCAACGCCAGCACTAGTACCAGCCAAAGCCGCACCAGCTGCAACGTCATCCATAGCGTCTGCAGTACCCTGAGAAATCGTATTGAGCTGATCGAAGCCACCCAACGCGCCCTTGATGGTCTTGCTGGCTTTCTTCACGTCATTGGCTGCATCAGTGGAGGCGTCGCCCATACCGCTGACAGCCCCAGCAGCAGCGTCTGAGGTTGCCGTCACTTGGCTGCTGGTTTGGCCTGCACTGCCGAAGATGACTTCGGTAAATGCCTTGAAGTACTCAGCCCCAACCTGCAGGTATCGGATTAGCTTGTTAATCCAACCGATAACAGGAGTCAGCACATTAATAAAGCCTTGCCCCATAGTACCTTGGAAGATTTTCCATTGTTCATTGAGAAGCCGCGTTTGGTTGGCCCAACCATTGCTCGTCCGTGCAAAGTCGCCTTGTGCGTCCTTGCTGGCATTAAGCAGGTAATTGTACCGCAGTAGCGTCTGCTCAGCCTGACTCATGGACTGCCAGCTCTTGGTGATACCTTGGGAGAGTGCATAGGCTTCCATATTCGCGACGTTCATATTGATACCTAGCGCCATTAGCGGCTCCGTCTCGCCAGCAATACCGCTTCGTATCTTCTCGAATGCATCGTCATTACTCAGGTTATAGAATGACGCCATATCAGCGGATAACTCGGTCAACTTCTTCGACATCTGCTCCATCTGGCTACCAGCAAGACCGGAGCTCTTCATCATAGCGCCGAGTGTTGAAGCATATCGCTTTGCTGATAACTCCGAGAGGCCAAACCCTGTGAGAGCTTCCTTCGACCAGGCGTTAATATCTGCCGCCATGTTGCCAAACGTTACATCAACAACGTTCTGAACCTCGTTTAGATCGGAGGCGAGGTTGATGGCCTCGCGCCCGAAACTAACGATCTTATCTACCGCAAACGCCGCGCCCGCTAAGGCACCTAGCCGCTTAAAAGCACCGCCAACCATGTTATTCGCTATATTGGCAATACCATTCAGCTGGTTGCGAAACATATCGAAATTTAGACCCAAGTCTAAGTCTATCCTGCCTGCGCTGCCTGCTGACATCTACCTCGCCTCCTTTCCGAACATCTTCCGGAATAGCGTACTAAGCGCCTCCATGTCTTTATCCAACCTCTCTGGGTCAGATAGCTTTTGCTGCGCCTGCTTGGTTCTCCATTCACGGTGAATTCGCCGTTGATCGGGGCTAAAGGCCTTAATTGCTTTCGGGTCCTTCTCAGCCCGTATCGCTACAATGCCACCTAACGGCGTATCCGACATAAGCCCTGATACGAGCGTACAGAACTCGTCCCAGGGCATGTCTTTGTGTTGTCGTACGCGAATACCGTATTGTTTGGCAATACTCGCTTCTATTAGCGGCCAGTCATCATGCAGATCGTACCAGCGTTCACCGCTACTACTGACCTGCCCGTTGAAATCGGGCATCTGCTTCCTCGTATGTCAGCCCTTGCATAGCAGCCATGACCGCCGTCGTAAGTACCTTCAGGTTTGCAACCGACATCTTTTTTACACCGATTTCCTCAATAGCTTCCTCGCCCAGCGCTGCAGTAATGGATTCCAATACTTTTTTAGTCGATCCTTCTGCCGCAAGTTCTTCAAACTTGAAGACTGACTCAAGTGAGTCATTCACGTCATAATGCTTATCGCCAATCTGGATTTGTGGCCGCGCCGTACTCAACTTGTCCGTAATATTAATCAGTGTCATTTATACGTAAGCCTCCTTATGGTGCAGCCGGCGTATAGACCGGCAGCCCGTCCGATAATACTTCAAATTCCAGATTATCGATATTCGTCGAGTCGCCACCTGCTGGCGTCGTTAGGTTGATAACACAATCCATGGTGAGCTTATCTCCGTTCGGCAGTTCCCACTCGAACTTCGATTCGACTTCTTGGCCTGTACCGATCAGCAAACCGCCAATATAATCGTTGCCGGGATCGCCATAGTTACGCTTGCCCGAGAAGCTGAACGTCAAGCCCTTACCGGTTACAGCACGGCGAACCCAACCGCCTTGGTCCATTGGTGTCCATTCTTCGGTATTTGCATCGATCGACGGCGAGAATGTCTCCAGGTCCTTCACGACAACCATTTCAGCCACCGTCGATGCGCGACCAGCCGTGCCAATCTTAAACTTGTTATTGTGAACCGGATATACTCCAGTCATATGGCTTGTCACCTCTCATAAAATATAGTCATCTCGATTACGTACTCGTAGATCCCTTCGTCATCTGTGCCGACGTTGACGGGTTCTGGTGTACTCATCTTGAACATAATCACGCGTTTATCGCCGATCGTCGGCTGCTGGCCGAACAGTGCGTCATATACCTCCTGCGCCTTGCGTTCAGCTGTATCCGCGTTACGGCCCCAGTGGACCAAAATGGATACAAGCTTGGATGTATATGACGTATTGGGAAGCCCGCCGATCGCAATGTTAGGAGAGCCGCCAGGAAGGCCATAGAGACCGATACACTCCGGCTTCTTGCCGTCGAGCTTGCCAATATACCAGCTCGGGCAATCGACCTTCGTCTTCAACCAGTCGCGAACCTCAGCTAGCCTCATTTGATGATCCCTCCCGTAAGCTTCTTCCAAATCTTCGTAAACACGCGTTTGACGATGTTCTCCTTGCCACCCTGCGCCCATTCCTCAAGCCACATGCCCTGGGCATTGCGGTTCTTGTCACGACGGAAGTTGTATTCTGGATGCCAATAGAGACGGCGGGCATAAGGCGTATCGTAGACAACCGATACCTGCCCTTTCTTGGCCTGCGACTCATCGACAAATGCGCTGCGCTCTAGTTCACCTGTCTGCTTCGGTACGACCTCTGCTGTCATGATGTCGCCAAGGATGCTGTCTCTCGATCCTTGCAGCGTCTTCTCAAGTGCTTCGACCGCTGATTCTGAAATAGTCCGAAGCGCCTTCTTGTTCATCTTCGTTCGTGCCTTCACTTTGCCCATCAGCTCAGCTCCAGCTCAGTCGAGAATACGGAGCCGTCCGGGTTACGTGGGCGAGCAGCACGATTGATCGTCTTGCGATCTGGACCGATACGGACATATCCCTCGATCATCTTGTCTGGGTTAATGTCACCCTCAAAGATAAGCTTGCCGGAGACCTGCACCAGCTGTCGTTTAGCGTCCATGACCTGCCGCGATTTGTCCTCATAGCAAGCGAGCCCATCGAAGATTAACTCCTCGACAGGCTCCCCGTCCTCAGACAATTCAGTTTGATATACCTGAACAGGAGTCTTTAATATCCAACGTGGAAACGGCAGCTTCATCATAGCCTCCTGTTCGCCAGCCCTGTAGCCCGTAGCAGCCCCGTGACAGCTTCAGTGGTCTGAATGCCCCCAGCACCCTCAACTGCCTTGAATGACAGCGATACGCTGCCAGCGCTATAGCCTGTAAGCGGCGTGTTCAGGTAATTGCCGTACTGGAACATGAAGTCGGCTTGCTGGCAAATGGCCTTAGCCACATTCGCACGCTGAAAAGGCGTGAGGTTATCAACACCACACGCCACAATTCGGTTATAGGTTAGGCTGTCTACTTGATCGGAAGCACGCTGCAGTTCACGCTCAAGCATATCTGCTGGGATGCTACCGTTGCCGTAGAGCGTGTAATCATCAGCGGTTGCATAGGCCATATGATCACCCGCCTGTTGCTTCTTTCAGCTTTTTGTTCGCTTCGGTCAGTTTTGTCTTCATGCTCGCCAACTGCTCTTCCAGTTCCTCATTACGATCCAGTGCCTTCTTATGCTCGGCATACGTCACCGTCTTGGACGGGGACGTCTCGATCGTCTCCAGCGCGCCGCCTTGCTCCTCCGCGATGTCGTAACCAAGTTTCAGATAGCCTGCTTTGTCTGCCTCGTCAATCTTAAGCTGCTTGTTTCCTTTGATTGCGTATAGCATAGGTCATTCCTCCTTACGCTTGTGCGTTAATTTGTACGCCTGCCAGCTTACGTTCAAGCAAGAACAGGTCCGTGTAACGACGGTTTTGATACAGGTAGCCGTCGCCGCCCGTATGCGAGCCTGGTTCCCACAGATAGATAACACTGTGCTTCACAGGTGCGAGGACTGCGGACGGGTGTACCAGAATCATGTTGATCTGCTTCGCGCCTACACCCGGTACCGCGCCGCTAGTAAAGTCGAACGACGACTTCAGGCGATCCGATGGGACCATGACCAGCGTAACGTCGTCAAGACTGCGTACAGCACGGTCTACCACTCCATTGTTGCCCGTAACTTCGATTGTCCGCTGCACTTTGTCCGCTTGCTTTAAAAGCTTCTTCATTGTCGGTGTCACGTACATAATACGGCCGCTCTGCGGCACACCAGCCTCGTCCATTGCCTCCATCATGTCATCAAAGATGCTCAGCACATTGGAGAGAGAAGGTACAACCGTGTTGATCGTGCCCCCAAGGTCCTCGACCTCGGAATACAGCTTCGAGTACCGGTATTTGTCCAACTCCGGAATCGCCTGTTCCTCCTCAAACGTGTTAGTCACGTTTGCCGCAGAAAGGATCTGATTCGTTTCATCGACATCCATCGCATCGACGAAGAACTCGACATCGCGGTCATGTTGCAGCACCTTCAGCTCGAAGTCGTTGGCGATCGCTTGACGATTCCAACCACCGTTGCGGCTGTGATCCTTATAACCAGCCACGTCCAAGCGTGGAATCTTGACTGTTTTCGTGCCAACGAATTGTGCGTTCGCCGTCGTGAGCGCTGCCGAAGTAAGCTCCTGTGCGTATTTTTGAGACAATATTGTTAGAAAAGATTCTACGTAATTGTAAGGCATTGATTATCACTCCTATTTTTGTTGTGTGACGCCGAAGATTGCCGCCAACTGATCATTGGCTGCTTGACCCCCGTTACCGCCACCAGAACCGCCAACACGGAAGCCAGGTCCTCCGTTGCCACCGCCATTGCCACCTTCAGGTTTGAACAAGAATGCCTTCGACTCCTGCAATCCCTTAAGCTGCTCGTCCAGTCCGACAATCTTCTCACCATCGACGACGAGCTTCGACCGATCGAACAGCCCTGCAACAAGGCCTTCATCGTGTACCTTGCCTGTGAGTGCACCTTTGATTGCATTCGTCAGCGTAAGCTCCTTCAGCTCGTTGGCGTGCTTCTCTGCTGCGGCCGTATTATCTGCTTGGAGTTGCGCAATCTTAGCCTGCAACTCGGTAGCATCGCCCGCGCTCTTCTTCAACGTCTCGAGCTGAGCGTCACGCTCCGTGACATCCTTCTCAGCCTTCTTCTTGGCCTCAACAGCTTCGTTATACTGCGACTTAGGTACAAAATGCTTCGGCAGCTCCTTGCCGGTATCGCCGATAATAGAATCAATCTTGGCGTCGTCCAGCCCTGCCGCTTTCAAAATTGCTTTCAACCAATCCATTTATCCATCAGCCTCCATAGATTTTTATAGCTGCTCTCCAGCTACAGGGAGTAGGCCGCTATGCTCCGGCCAACGAGCAATAGGCCCTAGCAGTCTCAGCCAGGGCCTAGAAATTCACAAGCGTTTGGGATTTTAGGCAAAACAAAAGCACCCTCGCGATATGCGTGAGTGCTCTTTAGGATAGAACCTTTATGCTGTTCGCTTGTTCCTCGGTGATTTCTTCATATTCAAGATCCTCACCGACAAATATACGGCATTGCTCAGGATCAGGCTGCCATGCAGCGTTCTCCGAATCGAAACGTTCGAAGTTGCCCCCTACATATCGATACAATCGAGATGCAGAATCACCTGTATATCCATATACAAAATAGAAATCTTCCGGCATGCCCTTACCTCCTTACTTAATCTTATCGATATCTTTCGGCTTCTTCAGGCCCGAAGACAATGAGAACATCTCCTTCGTTAGCTCAGCTCGCCGTTCAGTTGATGTACTGTCGAGTCTGTATTCCTCGTATATTTCATGCATCCGTCCATTCTTAAGCTCAAAGCTTTCAGGGGTATGAAATTGCACTTCGAATTTCTGTCCCTCAGGACTAACGAATACCGCGTTTACGCCGCGATAAGGGTTACGCTTATCGTCCCACGTATTTTTGAGCTTATGGCGTGTGTAGCCCTTCGCTTCCATTTCAGCTACCACAGCTTCATAATGGCCGACCAGTTTATCACCATCCGCCTGGTACGTATACCTGATGACATCATTCATGTTGGAAAGCGTGTCATTAATGATCGCCATATCCCCGCTATTCTTACTATCCGAGTTAACCTTGCGCAGATAGGAATCCTTACCCTTAAGCCTGTATTCAAGACCCACCATATCCATACCAGTAGATTCTGATATAGCCTGAAGGTCGCTCGTAATCTGCGGCTCCCGCGCAACGACTTGCTCGTATGCGTTCAGCTTGCGATAATCGCCTTTGTACTGATTCCAACGCTCACTTTCATTATACTTAATGCGCTGGAATTCTGCCAGAGATGCAGGAGCTCGATCACCAAGTACTTGTTTATACCTCTCTAGTTGCTTAGCATCACTTGACGCCTTTTCTCTGATTAGATCCTTTGTGGTCAGAGGTGGTAATTGGGTCTTCTCACGCTTGCTGTCGCGTTTCAGATGATCATTCTCAGCTAGATGCGTCTTCAGGCGTCCTTTCCACTCTTTTACCTTGGCTGCAGCTGCTGCCTGATTGTTAGGATCGGTCGAGCCTGCCTCTCGGCGATTGTATTTCCGAATCTGACGCTCCATATAACGTTGCTTTTGTTCAGCCTTATAGTTCGCCAAGGCTTTCGCATCATCGACCGGCTGCGGAAGCTTGCTGACACCTGGAAAGAATGTCGCCATGTTATGCCGGCAATGCGGATGGAATAAACCGCCCGCCATGGCCGTACTGAGCAATGGATAATCACCGTCTGCTGCCGTTCCACCGCTATATACGTCGTCGATGTACACCTTACCTTGCCACGGTAAGCAAAGCGGTGAGCAGTTACTATGCGCTGATACGACGACAGTACGGACACCTATCTCCTGCCGCCTAGCACCCTCGCCTGCGAATGTCGCTCGCTGCGCCGCTGCCCGCAGCGCCATCTCTGCATATGAAGCGATGTTAACCTTGCGGCCATCCTTATACGTGATGCAATCGATACCTTTATCGAGAAAGTCCTTCGTTGCCATGTCTATTGCCTGATTCAACGATAACGCACCGCTGTTATGGTATAGCTGTGCCTTATATATGGTCTGCCGATACACATCATCCATTTTCCGTAGCATAGCGTGCTTGGCATTATCCATATCTCCGTTAATCGAGTCAGTCAGTGCATCAACACGTCGGTGATTCAACTTGAAGAAGTTGTCGTCATTGTCCTCACGCGGTACTGGCCGAGGCGTGTTTTCACGCTTACCGAATCCGAATCGATTCCAAATACGGTTAGCAGCATCACCCACGCTCTTGGCTCCGCGCTTGAATGACCCCCACAACGTACGTTCGACAGTATCCTTGACGTCAGGCATAGCTTCGTCGACGATCTTGCGGTTTCGCTTGCGATACTCCTTAATGGCCGCTAACTTGCGCGCCTGCCACTGCGTCCACTCGAAGCCTTCCTTCTTCTCCTCATCCTCATGAGCAGTTAGGTTACGCTTCATGGACTTTATCAGATCGGTTTCCATCTGTCCGAATATGGAACGAAGGTCAAAGCGCTTCTTCTTCATTCGTCATCCAACTCGTCGTCCGGTGGATCATCCCGTGTGCCAGGCTCATCTGTAAGCATGCCGCTGCTCTCCGCTTTCAACCGTGCGACCTCTTCGGCCTTCTCTTCATCGGTCCAGGTGTCGCCATACATCTCTTCGACAGCTCGCTCAATCGACATCACACCGAACGTCCGCGCTTTACCAACCGTCTCCACCACACTGTCAAACGACGGCGAGGCGTACTCTCCGAACTTGACGGATGGCTCATACAGTCCAGCTGCGCGACCGTTTAGCGTATCAAAGACCATCAGAGCCGTGGCAACGACCTGCGGGATAACCTCGTTCAATCGCTCGACCAGCTTGCCACGAGTATACAGCGTCGCCTTCTCCTTCTCGCGTTGCGCCTCGGCGTTGTCTGTCTTCTTCAGATCGATGCCCAGCGTGGCAGGTGAGACAATGCCCTGTAGGCACATGTCCAGCGCGCTAGCATACGATTCGACGAACGCTTCGTATAGAATTTGCGGCTGAATCATACTGATTTGGCTCTTAGCATCCTCGGCGAGTGTCGATCCAACTTTTATGAACTGATTATCGAACGGATTGGGCCGCATCGTCGCCCCGGTATCAGGGTTACGCGGTATCAGATCCTCCGGAATGTACTTCTGTACCCTACCGGACCGGATCGCGTCGAGCCATTGGCTTACAACCTCATCCAGCGCATCGAAGCTGTCTGCCTTGCCCTCGAATATCGACTTGCCGCGGCCTTTCCACTTCGGCGACTTGAAGAACATAAGCGGTAAGGCCATAATCCAGTCACCGCTATACGTCACATCGGCCAGTTCTGCCGTTTCCGGTACCATAGTGAGCGGCACTTCCTTGCCGTAGGCGTCCAGCAGCTGATACTTGATGTATCCACGCCCAAACGTCTCGACGAGTCGGTAATCCTTATCACGCTGCCGATAGTCTGTGTAGAAGACGACCTCCTGCAGTCTGCCGCGCTGCCGCTTATACTCAACCTGGTCACCGCTGTAGAACTCTATGATCGGATACGGCGTAATGGCTGTATCGACGGTCAGCTTGAAAGCTCCGTCGCCTGCTACTAGCGCATCCGTAATGGCCCCGCCCAGCAGCTCGGGGAAATCGTTATCCTCGGCGATCTCTTCCCACGTCACATTCACGGCCTCCGTCTGCAGCTCAATGCTATCCATATCAGCAATGACAATGTCAGACAGCTTGTCCGCGATTAACGCAGGTAATCCGGTATGGATCTTACGAATGCCTAGATCCGCGCTCGGTACCGCTGCCCAGAAGCGCGACCGACTAACAGCATCGGCTGCTGCTTGCTTGTGAAACTGGTCCAGCTCAGACGGATCGCCACGATACCATAGCCGATTACGCAGCACGTTCGTCCCGTAGCTGAATGGCTCTGTAATCGTAATGACTCGATTCTCCACCGCTGGATTGATCCGCAGCATCTTCATGACCATGTTTTTAAACCACCCCACTCTCTATACCTCCAATCTGCGTTTGAATGGCTGCACCGCATACTCGGAGCTGTCCAAGCAGTCTACCGGATAGCTGCCGTCATCCGTCCGCACCCATTCGCCCGCCTGGCGCTCCTTCTCGTCCCACGTCGCATTCTCCAGCGCCTCAGTCCACTGTTTCAGGTGGTGCATGACCTTATACCGCCCTTGATTGATCAAGATGTTCGTCAGTCGGATGCGATCGACGATGCCCTCTTTCTTGTAGGCAGCTACGACTTGAAGGTTGATACCGCGGCGCCGCAACTCGTTCGCCAGCGCCTGCCGAAATAGCTTATCGGCTGACTCCGCGAAGATATGAGCACACGACAAAAATGCCGGATAAGTCTCCGACCACTCGACTATCTTATTCACGATTTCCTTTGCATACCGATCATGCGTATATCCGCTTTCCTTACCCTGCTTGTGGTAGTAGCCATCCAGCAGCACGACGTTCTCGTACTTGGCCGTCATGCCCGTCAACGTGGCGACGGTCGCATCCGTACCACCAATATCGATGCCTATCGAGAACTCCATAAAGCGGTAGTCCTTGATATCAGCACGCGTTACGATGACATCCTTGCTTGTGTAGCCCGTGTAGATGCGCCCTGTCGCTGCGGTTCTCTTGCCTTGGATGTCGGCTTGATACCATAGACTGCCCTTGTCATACGTCGCAAGCACAGCCCGTAAGCGATCGTCTGGGATGCTCAGATTACCCATAACGGTAAAGTGAGCGTAATTGTACCCCGGGTTCTCTCCACGCTTCAGCAGCTCGTCCTGATAGTCGAGTACATCGCGATAGAACCAGTGTGAAGGAGGCTTCGGGTTGAGGTCGAAGAACAGCTGCCGCTTAGAGCTGGCGAGCGTCCGGTCGAACGCCTCCTGTACGAATGACTGGTGACACTCGTTCACCTCGGTGATATACACCGTACCGTAGCTGTTACCCTTGATCCTCGCCGCGTCGTTCGCCTTACCGCCTCCGGCTATGATGACGACCTTCTCACCTGTAGCTGTCTGGATGTAAAGCGCATCGCGGTTCTTGTACTCACCTTCACGGCAGCGGCCCTCGAATAGATGCTGCAAGCCGAAGCCGTTCGAGTCAATCGCGTTCATCTTGGCCGCACCGAGGCTCACTCCGGCTACTAGATGAAGCTTGTCGGGATGCACCTCTAAGCACATAGCGTAGGCGATTAGGTTGATGATGTTCTTACCTGCACGCTTACCACCTTCTGCAACGTTCAGCCATGAGTCCTTGCTGCGTGCGATATACGCCGCCTGCTTCGCCGTAAGCGGTGCATACTCAATCATCGGTCAGCACCCTTTCCGGCGCTGGGTTGTTGATCAGATCGGCAAGAGCGGTAATCTGAGCGTTCGGGTCTACGCCGTCCTTGTTCGGCACCTTAGCCTTCAGCACCTCGATGCGGGCTTTCTGCTCCTCTGTCGCAAGATCTGTCTTCAGCAGCTCGTCATATTGCTTGATCAGACTCTGAAGCGTCGCCATGGCCCGGCTCTGCGCCTGCAAGAAGGTCGCCTGCTTGTCCCAAGCCTGCTGAACCTCCCACTTCTCACCAAATACATTGCCGCTCTTCTCTTCGATCCGCTCGATCGTCTTATCATCGCGGTCCTTGACGAACATAATCTGCTGCGCCCGAATGATGGCCGTGTACTGGATCATGATGTTGTCCCAAACGATGTCGATAGGGTTGCGCTCCTGCAGCTGCTCCATGATCTCCAGCGATTCAGCCGGCAGATACTTCTGGAACAGCCCGTGCGTTACGGCGTTGCTGTTGCGCGCTGGTGCCCCTCCGTTGTTGCCGACGGCATTCTTATTCCCTTTTGGTGCACCCCCGCGTTTTGTGTGCATACCTTTGTCAGAGGGTGCACCCTTGTTTCGCTCCCAGCCGTGCCGCTGCTTCCAGCTCTTAACCGTGTTCAGGGTAACGCCATACTTCTCGGCAATCTCCTTGTATTTCAAGCCTGCTTGATAGTCCAGCTCAGCCAGCTTATGCGTCTCTGCCATGCTTCACGCTCACCACCTCCGGTATTGTGTTGTTTTGCGGAAAAATAAAAAGCACCGGTTAAGGTGCTTGATTTAGCTCATCGGTTGATGTCGATGCCGACAATAGTAGATTCACCATTCTGGATAAATCCTCTTCATTTCTCGCTATTTTCGCCGATTTCATGCAATCTTCAAAACGTATTCCCGCACACGCAAAATCTCCAAGTGCATCAATTTCCGAAACAGACATATGCATTGTCATCTCTTCGATTTGCGATATTTCTGATCCTGTAATTGCACAAATTTTCAAGATAGAAGAATATCTTATCTCGTCCATCGGAATCACCTCGTGAACATTGTAATGCATATAGCTTTATGGGAACAGCCTTTTTGACGAATCTTGTGCCTTTTGCGTAGGTGTGCCACCGACCCGACTCAAATTCCTAAACGCTTGGGTTTTTCCCTTGAAGCACCGCGGCACACTGCATACTTGCTTTGAGCCAGTCCAGCGGCCCCATATACAGCCCTTGCAGTGCACTGGCGGTGTTGGCTCCTCGCGTTCGATCTGATATTTCTTATAGGCTTCCGGCGTCATGCTGGTGCCTCCTTTACATGCAAAAAGGCCGTCCGATTGGACGACCTTGGCTCATATACAAATATTTCATACTAGCATAATACCATGGGTTGACATGCCCTGTGTTCGCATTCTATTCGCATTTATTTCGCAATTTTTTCGTACTCACTCACTGCTTTCTTACGCCAGCGGTAAAAAACATCTCGTGAGACATTCAATTCCCGCGCTGACTCATTCCAAGGTCGCCCGTCAATGTAGTGTGCACGCAGCAACTTCGCATAATCCGGTTCATAACTTTCCAGCGCCTCGAGTGCTGCATCGATCTGATCACGCTGCGCCTGTAGGTCCTGCAACTCACTCAGTCGCTCGACAACAGCCTCATAGCCATCCTTGCTGCCTGTTCGCGCCTCAATGACCTTCTCTATCTTAGCCCGCAGATCCCGCAGCGCCTTGTCATCATCCGCGTCACTGGCGCCCGCAGGTACCGCTCTAAGCTGCGCCCGAATGCCGGACGGATATTTATCCAGGTAAGCATGCGCTGCTGTCTCCAGCTCCTGCTCTCGTTTCGATAGGTACATGTATGACGGCATGCCGCGCAACCTGCGGTGCAGCTCCATCAGCTGATCGTCTTGGTTTAGTCGGCTAACCGTTATACCTGCTCCGACCGAGTAGTTTTCGAGTACTTTGATGCGGGCTATGATGCGTTTATAATTGCTCAGTTGCTCGATTACCGTTGTCTCATCCATGCGTTTCACCGTCCTTTATGCGTTGCGCCTCTCCTAAAGCGTCACAAGCAAACTTACCTTCGTCCTGCATAATTTCACTTGGATGCAGCGAATCTGAACGATATATTTGGTGCGAACCATACCATTGCAATGAACCGACGAGCAGTGTATACGCCCTGTTGAGACGTTCTATTTCGGCTTGCTGCTGGTCGATGTGCTGCAGACATTCTTCAACTACCAAATCACCAATCACCGTGTTGTAGTTCCGCGCAATTTCTAGTCTTTTAGCGTCCATATTGCTCATCTGCCTTTCTCGTAAACTTCTTCAAGCCATTCAATCAGCATCACCATCTGCTTGACTGCGATGCGGTGATCCTGGTACTTCTGACTAAGCGCGCTTGTCGACTCCGTCACCCATGCCCAGAAACTTGGGTTCCCCATCCCGTGCTGCATGGCCATCTTATTGACTTGTCCGATCCAATCGATCACATCCTTGAAGAATGCGTTATAATCCATCGGCTACAGCTCCTCGATCCGGATATATATGCCCGGCATGTCCGCCCAGAACTTCTCCACGATCTCACTAGCGACTAGAGCATCGTCTTTCCAGTAGCCGCAATCCGTCATGCAATCCTTTAGCAACTTCTGCAGGTTATCGGTGTCCGGCTTCGTCGTCTTCCACTCACCATTGCAATGCTTGCCTTTCACCGGAAAGCACCACTTCACCATGAGCCTTATAGCGCCTGTATATTTACGCCCCGGTACATGCTGGCCCAGGTGCGCCATTAACTTCGATCGAGCTGCCTTCAGCTCAGCAGGCTCGTAAAATACTGGCTTTCCGTCGACGACCGATACTTGCTTCTGCTGATGCGTGATCGTCGGTACCTTCTTCATCGGCATGAAGAATTCGATTGTCATTCTCAGGCATCCACCCTTCTAGTTGCGCGGATAAATATTAGGGGGAGGGGGAGTGGCGCTTGCGACACGCCACTCCCTATCCCTATATATATTTATATATAATGGTTGCCGCTTCCCGGCGGCGGGCACCATGACGCACCTTATTTCCGCCGTTAAATCGCCGGACAGCGGTGACCATTATACGTAAGTTATATGCCGTGCGGCGATGACCATAAAAATATGATCACCGCCGCAATAGTCGTTACAAGTTTTTCGCTCTGATGCGAACGACTTTATACATTCGTGTGCTGTGATCTTCCCGTATTCTGTTGATTGCTTCGCATATGGCAGCACTGCGTTTTAGACCGCCATGAATGTCGTATACCCTACGGTCCTCACCATATACCTCGTCGTGAAGGTCTAAGGTTATTTGCTTCGTCCACCCACTTCGTTTCACGCACGTCCCCCCTGGTGCATTAATCATTGTCATCACTATCAACTTTGACAATGACATTGCCATTATTCTTGTCGATCATATATCCAAACTTTTTCACCCAGTCTCTAACCGTTCGTTCAGCGACTTCTTTTCCGGTGGAAGCATACCACTCAATGATATCCTTTACCGTTGGAGGCTCGCCGAAATTACAGTTATCAACGACATCTTCGAACTCCTCCGCCTTACTTCTGCGTTCCTTATCAGCCTTGCCTTTTCGCTTGTCTGTGGCTTTCTTCCAAGGGGGCTGGGATGATTCTCCTTCCGGATCAATGTCCTTCAGACTGCCCACCTCATCAATCCGATGCACCGGATAGTCGAACCACATGTTAACCGGCTTGAATTTCGCATACTCCCGCAGCGTACCCTCTACACGCCATGCGGAGCGGCCACGTACGGCTTCCAGCACGCGTTGTATCTCCGCATGCGCTGCAGCCTGCTCCGTGTTATAGATGGCCCGCCGGGAGTGTTCCTCCATCTCTTTCGCGCTCAGCAGGTCATCTTGTGAAACAGAATTCCGCAGGTATTCGGGATTGTATTGCTGGAAAAACCGCTTGTAGACCGCACAAATCGCCTTGTTCTCTTCTTGCTTCAGCAGCGCTTCAGTTATATCCAGTTCTACGAGGTCGATCAGCGCATCCGGATCCCGAGCGAATACGCCGCTTCCGCTGGCCCGGTCCATCGACTTCTTGCCGCCTTGTGCACCCTTTGAGTGGTGATGGCAATAGATGACGCTGGCGCCGAGCTCCGTCGCAATTTTATCGAACTGGTTAGTAAAGTGTGCCATCTGGTCCGCGCTGTTCTCATCACCAGTCAGGACCTTATAGATCGGGTCGACGATGACGGCAATATAATTCTTCTTAGCAGCACGCCGGATCAGCTTCGGAGCCAACTTGTCCATCGGTACCGATTTACCACGCAGGTTCCAGATGTCGATATTGCCTATGTTCCGAGGCGGTAGCCCAAACGCCGTATACACGTCACGGAAGCGGTGCAAACAGCTAGCCGAATCAAGTTCCAGGTTGACGTAAAGGACACGTCCCTGTGCGCATTGCCACGATAACCACTTAATCCCTTCTGCAATAGCTATACTTAACTCAATTAATGAGAAGGACTTGCCAGCTTTTGAGGGTCCTGCAAGCAATAGTTTATGACCTTGCCGCAGTACGCCGTGAATCAATGGAGGTGCTAACTGCGGCATGTTGTCCCACGAGTTCTCTAGGCTCTCTGGATCCGGTAGATCGTCGTTAACACCTTCGATCCATTCGTGCCACTCTGCCCAGCTGCTCTTACCAAGATTCGTATCAACAATGAATTGCTTCTTCCCGTTCCGCTCGATGCCCGGCATGCGGGATAGCCTGGATGGGTTCCGGTTCTGGTTATCAATGTTCAGGCCATTCCGCTTACAGACGTTATATAGGTAGTCGACGCGCTTGCGGTACTCATCGTAATTAGCCGCCTCAACCCGCACGATGGCATGCAGGCTCTTACCACCGCTGTACACCATGACAGCGATCGGCAGCTCGAGTTCACGCATAATGGCATTCTGCTTCTCGATCTCCATCGTGTCAGACTCAACAAGTGCATAGCGAAATTCGGTCACGTTCTCATTCTTGACGCCCTTGCCGTCTAGCGGGTTGAATCGAATCCAAGCACCTGCAGCTGGGTCATAATCACCGAACACCTCACCAATATCACCGCTACCCTTGTGCAGTAGTTCAATCAGTTCGCCAGCCGTCCGGTCATAAGCTCCCTTCGTGGGTAGATATTTGCCATCATCGTTTTGCCATGTATCTGTGACATAGCCAACATTCTCGCTAGCCTCGAACAACGTCTGAAGGTAAGTCGTGATCTGCTGCAACGGGTTCCAGTCTTTCGGTTCGTGGATCTCCTTGCCCTCGATCCAGTTCTTGTCGACGATGACGTAATCGCTGGCAATCTCATCTTCCCATCCTAGCTCGTGGTCCTCGCGGTCCGATGAACGCGGCAGCCAGCCATTATCTTTGGCCATCTGTGTGATCGTGGCGCCCGTAACCGGTTTGCCTGAACCCTCGAAGGTTGTCCACTTCTTGAAGCATTCGCCTGGCCGGTAGCGTCCGCTGTCACGCTTGCTCCAGTCGTCCCATTCGCTGGCCGTGTAACCTTCATACTTCAATGCCATGCCTACGTTGACCCATTCCTGATAGCTCAGATACGCCGGGTCAACGTAGGTCAGTAGCGCGATCAGATCAATTTTATGCTCCATATCCTTGCATTTCTCCTTTCATACGGGAGAGGATAGTGCGAGCACGTTCACCCTTGTCGTCAATCACTTCAGGTTGGTCCCATCCGTAACCGTCCTCTATTGGCGCTGATTGATAGGCATACTCTGATCCGTACCACTCCAATACCTCGATCAAAGCTTCCTTTTCAAGTGTTAAATCCTCTGCCAGTACGAGGCAGTTGGATAGTTTCTCTTCTAAAGCTGCTTTGTCGCGTTGAAGGGATTCAATTTCGCTTATAATCGCATACAATTCATCGCGTGTAATTGTTACGTCACCATCATAATCTGCATACTGTATCATCAACTTCTTTTGTTCATCACTCACTCTATTCATTGGTGTATCTTCAGTTGCGTACAAAATAGCCGAAAGGCATTCCTCGCAGACTTCTATAAGTTCATGCGGACTCGTCATCTTAACACCTGGAATAAATGCAGTTCTGAAAATGGAAACAACATTGACTTTTTTCTTGGAGCAATTACCACAGTCCCCAAAATAAACTCGCATATTAACCCTCCCATGATCTTCAATATTCAAACGGTGTTCCTGCTGTAAGTGGATACCCACTCTGCAATCTTGGCATCAAGCACTCCGTTTTTTGCACCTGCACGATAAAATTCCTCAGACACCATGATTGATAAACTTTCGCCATTTCTAATCTCTGAACCATGAACTACGATGTATCCTTTCGGGCGGCTCTTACGTTCATCCCATACTGCATTCACATCAATCAGCCCTTGCGAAGCCCGACCGCCTATTCCGTGTCTCTGGTACAGGATGATAAAGGCATCAACTTTTTTCTCATCCTCGTTTTTCTGAACGATTTCGATAATCAAGCTATTTTTATACTTCTCGGATAGTTTATTGATCTGAGCTATAGTAACTGGCATGTTAAACCCTCCCATGTTCAAAGCTATTCATCGAGATACTTGGTCAGCAATAAGATCAGCTAACAATATTTCGTTTCCAGAGGTATTACGATATGGAAGAATCACGACTGCTCCGTTAAGGAAAAATACGGATGAGACCTTTCCAGTACAGGCTGCCTCCTCATTCAGGTCTACCATCTTGACGTATTCTTCATCCAAGTAAATGAAATCGGATCCCGATTGAATAATTCGCATTCTTAATACATCATGATCCTTAGAGAATGGAGTGATATTCCCGGGTTTAGCAGTTCCTAAACTTGTGTATATAGGTTGGATGTTTATCGCTTCCTTCTCCGTTACATCGCCAAAATTCGCAACAAGTGCTTTCCTTGGCTCCGGAATCATAGCAAACACCGAAAAGAGAAGAACGAGAACCTCCCGAGGAAGATGGCTGTCGGAAAAACGCAGCATCCAATGCCTATTGGTGATGTAGTGGAATTCATCCGTCCTTGACCATATAAGCGACCGTTTCCCGTGAAACTTAATCTGGCGGCAAACCTCTTTCAGATTAATCCCTTTCATCTATATCAACTCCATCCCTATAATTGTTCTGACATTTTGCCAAGCAGACCGCTTACAGCTCCTACATACTTCTGATGCTGCTCAGGATCCGTCACTTCAACATCACCTAACGTAGTCAGCAGCCCCTTGAATCCTTCAACAAGTGCATCAAACTGGATACGGAATTTCACCGTTGCGACACTGGTCGGCTGTGCCACCTTCTTACGGAGCTCGGCCAGCTCCGCCTCAATCCCCGGCGGGATTACCTCCACTGTCGCTGTCGTCTCGATCGGCTTTGCCTTCAGCTCGGCCTCCAATCGCTTTACCGCCGCCTGTGCTTCAGCTAATTCAGCATGCACCTTATCGACGTCACTGCTGCTTCCTGTGATTCGCGCATCGATGAGTTCATCCTGAAGCTGTTCTACTCGAGTCTGAAGCTTATTACGGTCTGCTTCAGCTTGCGTCTGGACCTTATTCAATTCTGATTCAAGCTTCTTCGCTTGTTTCTCAGCTGCCTGACGCGCTTTCACTGCCGCCTGCAGCTCACGTGTCGAGAGCTCCGCAGCATTCACATCAGCAGCAAATTGCTCCCGTTCATCTGCTGGCACTGTAAGCAGTGCGACTGCCTGCGTATAACTCAAATTCTCAAGCGCTTGGTAATTTGAACCGTATTCAACAGATACCTTCATGAAGTTGTTCGCGGTAGACTGGCTATAATTCACATTGTCATTCAGCCACTGGCCCCACTCACCATGCGCAACGAGCGCTTTTGCTTCATTCAACTTATTGCCGATCTCGATTGCACTCCGGAGGACAATTTCTCGGGTTTGGGCATCGATGCTGCGGATCTCCGCCGCAATTAGCAGCGGTGTTCGATCAATCAATTGACTCATACAGCTACCTCCTGCTGCGCGTCTACCTTCACGCGCGCTTTCTTTTTCGTGAGCTTTTCTTTAACAAAGGCATCTACAAACAACTGCACCTTATCGGTCGTCCCACAATTCTTAAACCCTCTACATTGAACGATCTTGTTATCTCTAATCTCCATCGTATAGAATGGCTTGTCCGGCTCCGATACCCATCGAATCACCAGAATGTCGCACTTCCCATCAGCATAGCTCTGAGCATATCGACCAACACAGTGCCGGAGCGCTTTTCCCTCCTCGATCAGTTCAAGCGAATCCTTGGCTGCACGTATTAAAAGCCCATCTTTTTCAAACTCGTATTTTGTAAGAACCTTGAGTCGCTTCTGGATCTTACGGTTAAGCTCCTCGTCTTCCTTGTATTTAACCTGCTTGATGGTATTCTGATGAGCGCTGTGCAAGTCGGGCGGCAGCAGAATCAACTCATCTGTAAGATCCAGCCCCAGCTGCTTGCAATCTTCGATATAGTCCCTCCACGTACAGAGGATGTCTCTTTCCCAAAATGCCCGCTTATTCATTTTTTCAATGGTCTGCTGCTTTCTGATATAGCCATCAGCGCGACGCAGACTTACATGCGTAAGCAGCTTCTGCAGCAAAGACCAACAGCGGTCGTACCGATCGGCCAAGTCATCGAGTTCGCTTAATGTTAGCCCCGACTTTTCATTACACATAACTTGGAATAACCTAAGGGTCAGTGGATTATTTACTTGATCGATCATCTTAATAAACTCCTTGGAGCGTTGTTTGCTAAGCTTCAGGACCTTATCTATAGTTTTGCCGTTCCAATTGATGGCGCTGTATGTTAGGCCATTATCAAGCTTCGCTGATACAAAGTAACGCATGCCAAGCTTAGTCAAATACTCAATGCACGGGTATTTAGTAAACAATGAGAAGAACTTAACGCTATCGGTTTCATGGTACTGCTCCCAGGTACTGTATTGGAACGGTGTACCCGCAACTGCTTCTCGGATCCACTCAATCGGACAGAGAGAGCGGTATCCGAATGACAATGAATTTTGGAAGTCGGACTTAATAGTGGACACTTTACGCCACTCTCTGTTCCCCCACCACGGCTCGTACATTTGTGCATTTCCCATCTCAAAAACGTACATAGCGCTTGGTGAATACAACGTTTCAACGTCAATATAATCCTTGCTATAATCGCGATGAACGTACATGCTTCTCGCAATGATAGCGTTCGGGTTTGCTAATGATTTTTCGTAAAAGATGATGTGGCCGCGATCAACAAGGTACTTACGACTAATGCCGCTTTTCTTTACAGTGCATTGTGAGCCGCATTTGACACATACCTTCTTCTCGTTTTGCTTCAGCCCAACTGTCCGATATTTTTCTCTGCAATGTGTGCAATAGCCGTACTGCAGCCCTTTCTCCCTAGTCGTAAAGATATACCTGCTTCTTAACAGGACAACATCCCGCACATAGTCCTGCACGCACTGGCTTACATCTGAAGGGAAGTGGGAGAAAAAGAGTTCACGATCATGCTCTTCTGCTTTCTTACTCATAGCGCGCCACCCCTTATAAGAAGTCATCGAGACTTACTTCAAAATCAGTTCCAGCAGTCTTGGCCGCGGGAGCGGATGTCACGGTAATGGCTGCAGCTGCTGCCTGTGTTGTGACACTCCCCTTAATTCCGTAATAGCTCAGTACGATCGCGAAACCCTCCGCATCCGTCAGCATGGCCATGCCGTTTGACTGCTTCTTCTTAGCTTCAGCCTTCATGGCGTCCAGGCTCTTCGCGATCGTCTTGTCCGCTGCGGCCAGCTTGTCCGCTGAATCTGAATGCTCTTCAAGGTAACCCAGCAGGAATTGTCCGATAACTTGCACATATTGATTATTTTTAGCGGCCGTCATCTCGGCTCGCAGTTTATCTAATGCAGCTTGCGTGCTCATTGCTTGCATCCTCCCTTGTTCATCTAAAAAATCACTAATACTGAATTGTTGACCAACCATCAAGCACACTTGGCACCAGTGAATATCAGATGCAATTTCCTTCATGTCACCGCCACAATCCGGACAGATTAACATCATTATTAGGCGCCACGATTAACCGTAGAGGTTGAAGTCAGTGCAAATTTGCCGAAACCCTTATCGACCAACATCTCGTCTGTACCGCAGATCGGGCAGACAGTCGCAGAGTGATCGATACCGTCATAATCCTCTACAGCGAAATTCACAAAGCAGTCCTCGCATTCATAAAGGTGCATCATCAGCACTGGCGCCTCAGACTTACCGGGATAGGTCACGCGTACAGGCCATTCGAGCGGATTACGAAGTCGTTCGTGATAAATCATTGTCCGGATACTCCCATGCGTGCTCCCAAGCTCCTTGGCGATCTCACGCAGCGGCTTTCCGGAGAGGAACAGCTTATGTAGCTGCCCCCTATCCACCATGTCTTTTGCCATCGTCCCTTACCTCCCGAATATTCAATCTCCGCGATATTCTTTTGGATTGACGCCATCTGGTACACGCCAGCCATTTGCAGCGATTCGGTCGATAAGGTTCTTCGCCGAATCAAACGACCACGTTCCTACGTGATCGAAGCCACGCTGCTCGAGAAAACGGATCTGCTTCGGTGTGGTGAGTCCTTCCTCCCGGCGCTTGTCGAGACGATCGAGCAACTTCGCTGCCTTACCGGCATTGTCGATCTGATCCGGAAGAATGCCCATCTTCTCTAGCGTCTGCAGCTGCTTATCACTTGGCGGAGACATCTCCCATCCGAAAGCCGGCACATACGACGCAAGATCTTCAGCTTGGATGCTCATCTCAAACTGAAGCGGATCAACCAGCGCGCGCTTACGGCGCTTCATCTCTGCGAGCTGTTTCGCCAATGCTTCTTCGCGCTGTGCAACAACGTCATCCGCAGCCTGCTTCTCGACAGTCTCCAAATCTAATGGGATACCTGCCTGGTTTATCTGCGTCGTCATGGCCTGTGCAATTTCTTCATTCTCAGCAATGAGGTGAGCAGGATGACATAGCTCATGGCGTTCTGTATGCCACAAGAAATCGAGCAGCAGCAGGTCTGTCTTTCCTGGGAATAGCCGGGTACCGCGCCCGACCATCTGGCTGTATAAGCTGCGGACCTTCGTCGGCCGTAAGACGACGACACAATCAACGCTTGGGCAATCCCAGCCCTCCGTTAGCAGCATTGAGTTACAGAGTACGTTGTATTTATCGTTATCGAAGTCCTCCAGAACTTCTGCTCGATCCTGCGAATCACCATTAACTTCGGCAGCCCGAAACCCAAACGAATTTAGAATATTCACAAATTTCTGACTTGTTTTGACGAGTGGAAGGAATACGACGATCTTGCGATTCTGTGCGATTTTCCACATTTCCGCTGCAATCGAATCGAGGTACGGATCCAGAGCTGTTCCCAGGTCACTGGTCTTGAAGTCTCCTCCTTGCTGTCCAACAGTAGAGAGATCCAATTGCAAGGGAATTGTCATCGCCTTGATCGGGCTCAGATAGCCTGCTTTTATAGCCTTTGGTAACGTGTACTCGTAGGCTAGCGATTCGAAATAGGCTCCGAGGTTACGCATATCGCCACGGTCCGGCGTAGCAGTCACGCCAAGAACGTTGGCCGATTCAAAATACTGTAGAACACGCTGATAGCTTTCCGATATGCAATGATGTGCCTCGTCAATGATAATCGTATCAAAATGGTCTGGTGCAAACTGCTCAAGTCGCTTCGGCCGCATCATCGTCTGAATGCTTCCCACGACCACTCTCCACCAGCTCCCGATCGACGTCTGTTCCGCTTTCTCTGTTGCACATTTCAGCCCTGTCGATTTCTCCAACTTGTCAGCAGCTTGGTCAAGCAACTCTCCGCGGTGGGCAAGGACGAGCAAACGCTCGCCCAGTCTTACACGATCCTCAATGACTTTACTAAATACAATCGTCTTACCGCAGCCAGTAGGCAGAACGAGAAGCGTACGCTTTTTACCGTTAACCCATTCTGCTTGGATAGATTCCCGCGCTTCCTGTTGATAAGGTCTGAGTTCCATGATGACCTCCTAGAACTGGCCCGGCGCCCATCCGCCGCCTTGCTGTTGGCCGGTAGGGAACGGTTGCTGGTACTGCTGTTGTTGCGGCGGCTGCTGATATGATTGCTGCTGTTGCTGAGTCTGATATTGAGGCTGTTGCTGTTGGTATTGAGGTTGTTGCTGGTATCCTTGTTGTTGTCCAACTCGGGGGATATCATCAGGTGCATAGAATGTTTTAACCTGGTTACTAGAACGATCCTCGCCGTTGTGCTTGTAGTTTCGTACTTCAAGCTTCAGCCTTCCTCTTGCACCGACAACAGCATTCCAATTCATGCGCAGCGGCTCCCCCTTTCTCTTTTGACCAATTGCCGAAAAGAAGTTCGACAGAAGGCCCTCTGTCTTCGTGTGCAGGAAGAGGTTATGAAACACGACAACGTCGCCATGTTCAGGAGAATGGATCGTCAAATCCAATTTAGCCTGATTACAAGGAGGCATTTTGTCACTTCCAGTAAAACGACCGCGCTCAAATTTGGAAACCGTGAAATTGTAATCGCCGGCAGGAAGCAGGGTAAACCCACCTCCACCGTCTTTCTCGATAGTGTCGTCCCAACCAAATTCGCGTTCTTGTTGATTATTCATGTATGATTCCTCCAGTGTGTATTAGAATGGCAAATTCTTTCGGGCTTCTTGGATCATTCCATGTACTTGCGGCCAAGCTCCAACAAGCACGCCAGCAATGAAACCAGGATCGTAATTTGCAATCGGTGTGTCGAGCGGATAGTAGCCCTTCTGGCTGACGACAAGCTGAATTTCAGTGTCTTTTACTTGATGTTGCATCATCAGATCGAGCAATGATGCAGGTATGCTCGATCCGCTCTCCGGCTGCGCACCGGAGTTGGACGGCTGCATTGGTTCTGGCTGTGTGGATTGCTGTGCTTGATCAGGCGGTTGCTGCTGAGACTGTTGACTATTGTATTGAGGTTGCTGAACAGCAGGCTGTGATGCGGCTGCACTGCTGTTAAAAATGTGTGCAAGATGTGAATAGTCCAACGGGAACTCATCCGGTAGTCCGTGGCGGTTCTTTGCGTCCCATGCTGGATGGTGCGTTGCATACACAGTTCGTATGCCGCCTTGAGCCTTGTTCTTCTTGCCTTCCTTATCCGTCGCAACAGAGAACGTTTTATAATTGATGAACAAGACCATATCTGCCCACTCTTTGACGAGTGCCGCGGTACGTGAACCCGTTTTCTTACCCAGCTTCAGTTGATAGCGATCATAGGCACCCATTTCATCTGGCTGCTCAAATTTAACAATCTGTGCATGAGCGTTCAGGACAACATTTATTCCGGCTTCGATCAAATCGCTAAGCATGTTGAGTAACCGACCGAACTCTTCTTCCGAGTAAACATATCCCTTGCCGTACCCAAAATCCTCGATACTTTGTTTCTGGTGAGCAGCGCATACACCTTCGTTGCACAGCAATTCAGCCCAGTCGATCGTATCAATAACTAACGTTCCGTATCGCCCAGCCTGCTGCTTCACCCATTGAACCTGCTGTTTGAGCATCTCCCAGCTCGATGGCTTCGGCAGCCGATCGACGTCCAATTCCGTCGTCGACCCTTCCGTATCGATGAAGATTGGACGTGGGAACCTCGTAGCGAGCGATGACTTACCAATTCCTTCAGGTCCATAGAGAACGACTTTCTTTGCTTTTTGAACCTTACCGCTGATAACCTGCATCAGAATTCACCTGCTTTCCATGTTGTGCCGCCCCACGACGGGCCCGGGTCAATCTCGCCTGGTACTGGCTGCAGGTGAACACCTTCCTGGCCGGCGACGTAGCCATCCTCGATGACGATCGAGCATTCTTCACCAGTGCTGACGCGCGTCGCGATAGCCTGGAGACCTTCTTGCTCAAGCCATTGACCGAATACCTGCAGCGTCTGCATATCCATCTGCTCAAGCTTGTCCAACAGGATAAAACCGCAATTTGGCTTCAGCTTGCGAACGATTGACGTGGCTACTATCAACTGATCAGCACCGCTCATGTTATCCCACTGCTGACCGTTGTACCTCAGATCGCCGTTTTCAACCGTTAGGCCCTGCAGCGGAAGATTGGCCGTAGTAAGCAGGTCCGTCTTCTGTTGCCTGATACCGTCAATCTCAGTCGATAGCTTGTCATATTCCACTCGGTATTCGCTGGCGTCAGATTCAGCCTTGTCCTTGTCGAGGTTAGCCCGAACACGACGGTTGATCTCGTCGATCTGCTGGATATTGGCTTCGAGCTCTGCTGTCGATTCATCCTGCAGGTCAATTGCATCTTTACGAGCTATAGCCAAATCTTCACCGATTTTTGCATACTCTTCCTTAAGCTTGAGCAATTCAGCCTCAAGTCTAGCAATCTCTTCGCCTTTCGACTTGCGAACTGATTCATAATGGTCCAAACGTTGCCGTTTACGCTGATTCTCGCCGTTACGCGCCAGGATAGCTTGCTGCTGCAGAATCAGCTCAGACGCTGAAATAGGTTCTTTAGGTGCATCAGGGAAATACAGCTGTTCCTTAGCGAACTTGGACTTCTGATCAGCAATCTGACCGATGGCGTGACGACGGCTATAGATCTCCTGTTCTTTCGTCTCCAGCTCATGAAGCTGAGTGCCCACACCGATGATCCGAAGTAAGATGGCCGCTTTTTCCTTGCTCGTAGAATTCATGAATTTCGGTAGATCAATCGCTAGTTCCCCGACGAAGCTATCGAGCAGCTGCTGCCCACCTTTCTGACCGTTCGGGTCAATGACCTTCAGGTCGCTGTTCTTACCCTTGCGCTCAACGACAAGCCCATTGGACAGCACAAGGTGCAGATAAGGCGGTACAACCGACCCTTCGCGTTCAGCTTGTGAAGGGCGATACTTGTTACCTCCAAGTGCCCACGCAATGGCGTCCAGCACGCTCGTTTTGCCTTGTCGGTTATTCCCACCGATAACAGTTAATCCGGACGCGCTAGGCTCCATCCTGACTGCCTTAACGCGCTTGACGTTCTCAATTTCTAACTTATTTATCTTGATCATGCGCTCTTCTCCTTCATATATGACTAGCTGATAATGTATCGATTAATCCCAGGGGCCGCGAAGACCCCGCTCGTGATCTCTGTAAACCTGTAGTTCACGTTCCAGCTGCTCATTCTCTTTCTGCAGCTCCTGCGCTAGCCGTATAGCGTACGGCCAGCCTTCGCGCGCCATTGATATAAACTGCATGATTTCAAAAGATGGAAACGGCGTTCGCGGGTTTATAATACTGTCGTGCCAGCCATCCTTATCAGTCTTCAAGGTTGCAACCGAATTTCCAACAATACACCACGGTCCAGGCGTTGCTGCCTCACAGATCGCCATGTCAGCAGCCAAGTCTCTTGCTTCTTGATTTGACAATTTTGCTTCCTCCGTTGAGCCACCATGTGCTATAATGGCGGCAACTATTATTTCTTATTGCTCAGACCTTTGCGGCTCCTACCCCGCAAGGGTCTTCTACATTTAACCGGGACTTCATACGACGCTTTCCGTTCTGCTCTGCCGCAAATTCCAGACATACCTGACGCTCATCACGCGACAACTCCAGCCATACATGCCCAGTCACGCTCACAGTGATCACCACCCTTCGTGCGCTTTCTGTCGAATATTTCCTATCCCTCTGTTAATATGGTAGTTGTCCAGACTAACCAAATCGAAAAGAAAGGAGGGTAAAGATATTGGATAAAGATAAAATTGCACATGAGCTCGCGCTAATAGCTGTAAAGCAATTCGTTGAAAGTAACAAACTGGCGTATACGAAAAGTGGCTCTATCGCTATTGACTTAGCACGTAAGTACATGGAATATTACAATTCAATAATGATGGAATTAGAGTAACTTTTCTTCAAGCAATGCCGCTTTAGTTAGCTCTAAGGCGGCTAATGCTTCTCCGACACTTAATCCCAGCGACTTCAGTTGCTGCACAAGAGACGCGCTTAATTCCAGCTGCTCTTTTGTAGCCCATCCGTACAACTCTACTTGTTTGACTGCAACGTTAACTCCAGCATTAATGGCCACGTACCCCTCACCTCCCCTCACTCGGAACGATCCGATAGTAATCGGTGTTGTAAACGTCGATCGAATCGCCCGAGCTGACGTATACTTTATTGCCTTCGCGACGGATGATCTGGCCGATGATGATTAGCTTGGAGTTGATCAACTTAACTTTCCAACTTTCAGAGACACAGGTTCAATCAGAGAACGTTCATGCTCGATTAGCCATTCTCGTTTGATCTTCCAGTATCCACCATTCTTATAAGCTTTGAGTGATCCGTCAGCAATCCTACGTTTCACCGTCACCGCGCTTATGCCCAAATAATCAGCGACGGCTTTCACATCTAATGTTGGGCGAATGCTTTCAGCCGACATACTGTTCACCTCCATTTTGTCTAATTAAATTAGACTGGTCTTCAAAAAAAATTTCATTAACCTCCACTTTCACAATTCGTGAAAATTGTTTGGCTGTACCCACACTCATTTCTTCAGGATTTCTTTCCCATTTCATGTAAGTATGAGTATGTACTCCCAAAACCTCTGCTACTTCTTTTTGCGTGAGGCCCGCAAGTTGTCTTGCCTGTTTCAGGGTCAGACCCATTGTTCACACCTCCTTCCCCTGCTCGGTTGAGACCTATGTTAATCCAATTAAATTAGACTGTCAACGATAAAATCTAATTTATTTTGAATAACATGTTGAATTTTTTCTACTTTTTGCGTATAATCCAAATTAAATAGAACGCGAGGTGCGGAAGATGATACAGGAGAATATTAAGAAGTTGAGAGCAATGTATGATTTAACTCAACAAGATCTAGCTGAAATAGCTGGAGTTACAAATAAAGCAGTCTCTGCATGGGAAAGTGGAATATCTGAGCCTCGTATGGGTGCGATCGAGAAGATCGCTGCTCGTTTTAACCTAAAGAAGAGCAATATCATTGAGGAAAACGGCATGGATATTATTGAGACAGACCAGCCAAAACCACAAACAATTGCAGCACATTTCGTTGGAGATGATTACACGGTTGAGGAGCTACAAGAAATACTTCGTTATGCTCAATACATCAAGTCGAAACGGAAGGATTGATAAGCGGTATGCTAGATTCATTACATCACGAAGCAGAAATTGATGGAGTTGAGGTAAGATACCACCGCTTCGCCTCTAAACGAATCCGCGGTTTGTATGTAGACGGGGTTATTACATTGAACCCAACAGCCATCTCTTCTCAACCGGAAATGCTCTGTATATTGGCAGAGGAGTTAGGTCATCACTTTACTTCGTCTGGTATAATACTGGATCAAAATAATCTGTTGAACCGAAAGCAGGAACTTCGAGCTAGACGCTGGTCTTACCATAGACTCATTCCCCTAGAGCGCATACTGGAAGCTTACAAAGCTCGAGTAAAAGGACGATTCGAAATTGCTGATTATCTAGGTGTGACAGAAGAATTCCTACAGCAAACAATAGATCGTTATAAAGAAAAGTATGGAGTATGCGTATCCGTTGATGACCAGCACATACTTTATTTCGAACCACTTGGAGTATTAGAATTGTTCCCACTGGACAATGATAATTTGCTGTAAGGCGTTTACACATACCCAAAAATCGAACATATGTTCTTATTGGAGGTATAACATTGGCAAGAAAAAAGAAACTTCCCCCTGGTGTTCGTCTTCGCGATGGTCGTTACACTTACCGTTATAGCGTCGAAGTATTCGAAGATGGGATTGTAAGAAGAAAGCAGAAAGAAACACCAGCATACGCTACTGCAGAAGAAGCCTATAACGAAGGAATTCTGATAAAGGCACGGCAGCTCCAAGGTACATATATCGACGAAACAAACATGACTTTAGAGGGCTGGTACGACATATGGATACAGTCATACGAGGAAAGTGGAAAGAAGAAACATACTATAAAGTCTCGAAAATCAAGAGCTCAGCCTATCCTGAAACAGTTTGGTAAAAAGAAATTAAAAGAAATAACCGCCATGCAGTATCAAAACTTCCTATACGATCTTAAACGAAACGGTAAAAAGAAGAATACGCTGCTCGCAACTCATGCTGTTGCCTCACTTCTATTTAGGACAGCTGCTGCTCCTCCTTACGAGTTAATTCAAAAGGACATTACAGAGCACGTTGTATTCCCTACATATCTGAAAACAGTTGAAGAGCTTGAAGCAGGAGAGGAAACCTTCAAGTACCTTGAGAAGGAAGAGTTAGCTCTGTTCCTAAAGACAGCTTTCCAAATCGCTGACGAAGAGAACGATCCATTAGAACGTTTAGTGCTTAGGGAATTTGCACGCTCGCTTTGGGTCCTAGCCTATACTGGTTTACGAATAGGCGAGCTCTGTTCACTGGAACGAACACGCATTAATGAAGTTAATCTGCAAATCCGTATTATTAAAACATTATATGCAATGGAAGGTGTAGAGAAATTTGAGCTTGAAACACCAAAAAATGATGGCTCTGTTCGTACCGTAGATGTTACAAAACAGGTTATTACGATGCTTCACGAACAAGAGAAAGAACGAAAACAGATCCAGCTTATGTGTACCCGCTATTATGATGGACGCCCATTCTGTTTTGTTAACGGACGAAGAAAACCTGGTTATCCAATTTCCCCAAGAGATATCGAACGCTTCATGAAAGATGTATTAATAAGAGCCGGCTTACCAACTGAGCTCACCCCACATAGCTTGAGGCACACATACACGAGCTTATGCGCAGAGGCAGGCATCGAGTTGGCCTCTATACAGAGACAACTTGGCCACATAAATGACAAAACGACGACAATGATATATCGACATGTAACAAAAGCACGACGTCGAGCAGACGTTGAAAAACTTGATGCTCTCCTTAAAGATTTATAGCCCACAGTTCCTTGTGGGGAACATGTGGGCAAATGTCCTTTAGAGCCGTGTTATAGCGCGGTCTGCTAATATTATTGCAATATTAGCAGAGGGGGTATAGGCTGTCAAGCTTGCAAGATCGGCATTTTCAGCCGTTTTCATCGCTATTTTCATGATAAGGATGAGACTTAACAGTGTTGCCATAAAGCTAACATTGATTATTACAAAATGTTAGTTACATTTTCATCTATAGTTATATTTGCATGCTGCACTCCATAACAGAAAGTCATTCACGCCCTGATCGTGCAATGCTTTAATCTGTTTCTTCACCGCCTGTCTGTCATATACCATGTGTGGATGTACCCATGTAGCGGTGAAGCTTTGCAGCCAAGGACGCAGCTGGGCTGGCTTTACGCCGCCTGCCATCATGGCTTGGTTTCGTTTCTTTGCGTCCGCTACGGCATGACTTACAATCGCGTAAGGATTCATGTCAGGATCACGCACGCCATATATGCCGCTGCTGTAGTGGGACGGATAGATCATCGGCGAAATATAATCGACCTCTTGTCCGACCGAGCGCCAACGCTGCCCAATACCCATATCATCGGATGCCGATGTAACAAGGCCAAATACATCCGCGGACACTTTAGCTCCTTGACGATGAATGATCGGCCGTGCTTGGTGAAGAAATCGACGAATCGCTTCCGCACGACTCCACCCATTTGCATTCGCAAACTTAACTTGCTTGGTCGTAATCCCCTCCGGGAATCGCACGTAATCGAACTGAATCTCGTCAAATCCGAGCTTAGCCGCCTCTGCTGCTATGTTAATGTTGTATTTCCATACTTCTTGATGATACGGATCAATCCAAGGCCGCCCGTGACCATCGTTCCATACGCCGCCATCCTGACGACGAATCGCTAATTGAGGCTGTCTTTTCGCTAGGTAAGGGTCCTTGAATACCACAACTCGACCTATCGTATAGATATGGTTACGATGCAGCTTCTGAATAAGCTGCTTAATGTTTGGAATCGTTGGCGTTTGATCAGAGCCTGTCCGCTGTACGTCACCGACTGAAGATCGATATGTCAGTCTGCCAAAATCATTCTTCACATCCACCACGACAGCATTCAAATCCGTCTCACTTATTAATTGAAGCAGCTGATTCATTCGGCTATCATTACCCGCAACCCAACCCGATACATAAATGCCTCTTATCGGTTGAGCTGTGCTTTTCGTATCGCCGGCTTTCAGGCCGCTCGCTTTGGTTCCTACATAGGTTGGCTTCTGGATCGGTGTAAACATGCCCGTTAATGCAAGCATCCCACACAACATTAATGCTGCCCCGTATCTAAACCAACGTCGCGTTGTGCTTGCCTTATTCATCCGGTAAACCGCCTCCTTCTCACTGCTCTATACATGTAGTATGAGCGTCTTAGCGACTCAGGTTGAGAAGGAGATATATCCAAATTCATACGGTCACTGACTAATCCGAAAACAACAAAAAAGCCGTGTCATGAAGACACGGCTTACTTCGTGCTTGGCGTCGTCCTACCCTCCCAGGACCCTGCGGTCCAAGTACCATTGGCGCTTATGACGGTCGATGATCACGAAGTTAACTCAGGGAGCCTTCTCGGCATCGAATCTTGATCCAGCCTTCGGCCTCCGTTGCTCATGTAGGGTTTGCCTACACTCCGCTACTCATCCTCAGTCTAAATCAACCTTCTCGGTGCTTATCAACCTTAATATATATCTTTATCTCGTTCCGTAAACAACAAAAAAGCCATGTCATAAAGACATGGCTTACTTCGT